AGGGCCGCCAGCGGCGGGGGCGGCAGGGCCGCGGGGGGGCGGCGCAGACCCACCAGCGTCGGCGAGCCGGTGCGCGGGGTATCGCCCCCACGGAACGGGCCGGGCAGCGGCGGAGGCTTGGGAGGGTCGGCCACCGTTACGGCCCCCCCGGTGCCGCTGGCGCGGGCTGCGGCTCGGCCGCTGCGGGGGGCGGCTCGCCCGTGTTCAGGCGGCATTGCGCGCGCGCCCGCGAGCAACCGGGCACCACGAGCAGCGCGGCCAAGGCCGCGAGCAGCAGGGGGCAGGGGGCGCGCATGCTGCCAAGCGTGCGCCGCCGCGCCCATCCCCGCAAACTCGAACCCACAAAAGGATGGCGCCCCGAGGCCGGGGGGTGCGGCCTCGAGGCGTTACAGAGGTTGGGCCATGCGTTGCGCGCATGATGCGGCGGGCTCGGCGCGGCCGTCAAGCGCTTTCATCGCGTCGGAGGGTCCGGGATCGTGCGCAGGTGCACGCGCGTGAGGCGATCGTGTGGCGCGTGCTGCCGCCGATAGCGGGCTAACTCGGCGCTTTGCGCTTGGAATTCCCCGCAGACCCGCTCGATCTCGGCCTCCGCCTCATCGCGTTCAGCCTCCGCCCGATCCCGGTCGGCCTCCGCCCGTTCGAGCGCGGTGCGGCAGGCACCGAGACGGCGGCGCAGCGCGGTCTCGCGCTGGGCGAACCGATACTCGATCCACAGCATCGCCGCGATCGAGCAGACCGCCACGGCAGCGGGCAGCAGTTGCGCCATGCGGGACTATGCCACGGCGCGGGCGCTCGCGCGTCGCGCGGAGCTGGGCGAAATCGTTTTTGCGCTCAGCGAACGCGCCGGATGTCGCCGCCCCACGCGCTCAGCGTCGTGCCCACCACGACCGATCCCAAACGGATCACGGGCGAGATCACTTTCGGGATCGTGGTGTCCAGAGTATCGAGGATGAACTGCCCCGTGCTCGGTGTCGACGTTACCGCCGATCCATACGCGCACAGTTCCACGCGGCCTTGCCCGCCGCCCCCCGCCGTTCCGAGGCCGGTGATCGTGAGCGCGCCACGAATGAAAACCGCATAGGTGCCCGCGACCGTTTGCGTGAAAATATCGAGCCCTGGCGTGGTGCCCATCCCCAGCGAATCGATAAAGTATTGCAGGGTAAGCGCGGTGGCCGTCGCGCCGCGCACGAACCGCAGCGCCGCCGACCACTCATAACGATCGCCGACGGCCGACGATCCCGCGGGGATCGTGTAGCCGATCCCGCACGGGGAAATGTTGGTGACCGCGGCCGCGATACTCGAGAAAACGAGATCGTTGTCGAGGCCCTGGCGCAGCACCGAGAACCCCAGGTTGCCCGAACCCACCCGCTGCAGCACGCCGTCGGCGGGCGCCGCGACGTTCACGATGTTGCCCGCCGCGCGCAGCAGCACGCTTTGCACCGCCATTGCCAGGTCGGTCGGATCCGCCGAGCCCGCCGTCGCGTTCACCTTCACGGTGTTCGCCGCCATGTTGGCGAGCATGGCGTTCGTTACAAAGTCCGTGGGGATCGTGAGCGTCGCCCATTCGAGCCCGTTGTTTGCCGCGTTCACGCGCAGATATTGAAGCGCGCCGGTGCCCGCCACGAACGCCGGCACCGCGCTGGCGTTGCCCGCATTGATGAGCGCGCTCTTGCCCGCCGCAGCGCTGAACGATGATGTATTGCTATTCTGCGGCGCGGTCACGACGCCCGTGACTGCAGCGCGCACGAACGTGTTCGACGGGGCGTCATAGAGGATCGACGTCGAGGCCTGCGCGGCGAGCGTCGCCCATTCGAGCCCGTTGTTTGCGGCGTTCACGCGCAGATATTGAAACGCGGCGCCGCCCACCAAATACTGAGCATCGCCCGTGACCGCGAGCGGGTTCGCTACCACCGCTTTCGACGGCGCGAGATCGAGCTTGACCAGCGGCAGCGAGTTGTCGGTGATGCCACCGATGCCCGCCTCGACGACTCGATAGAGTTCCGACAGCGAGCGCCACCATCCGGCATAGGGAACGGCGTTCAGGCTCGCGTCGGCATAGTCGATCGCGTTGTTGTCGGAGAGTTCGGATTGATCGGCGCCGTCGTTATCCCATCCCGCGTGGCGGCTCGCGCGTTCGTTCAGCGCGGGGATGAGCAAGTGATTGGCCGCCGTGCGGATGCCGAACACGCGGCGCTCGACGGGATCGCCACTCTCGCGCAGTTCGATGAGGTAGCTTCCCTCCGATCCCGAGTTCGGTTCGAACTCCCAAACGTTCGGGTTGCCCGTGGGCGCGAGCGAGGCCTCGGCCACGGGATCATCGGGCGGCCCCCACAAGAGGTGAAACGTACTGTTGCCCACGCCCGCGACATCGGTGAGCGTCACGATGTCGCCGGTCTGAAGGCCGTCGGTTCGCGCGCGACCGGCGACGCCAGCGGGCAAGCCTACTTGATCGATCTTGATTCGTGCGCTCACGTGTAAATCTCCCTCATCATCTGACCCGCCGAACGTCGCCGCCCCACGCGCTCAGCGTCGTGCCCGCCACCGTTCCCGGGCCCATACGGGTGAGGGGTTGAATGAAAATGTTCGCGGTCGTATCGAGCGATGTGTTGATAAATTGCGATGTGCTCGTGACGCCTAGAACACCCGATCCGTAGGCGCTCAATTCACACCGCGCGGTGCCGCCCGCGCCGATCGCCGTGATGGTGAGCGAGCCACGAACAAAGATCGCATAGGTGCCCGCGACCGTCGGCAGCGCGAGATCGACGGTGGGCAGAACGCCTAACCCCATGCCCGAGGCGTCGTAAATCACATTCAGCGCGGTGGCCGTGGCGCCTCGAACAAATTGCAACTCCGCCGACCACTCATAGCGATCGCCCACCGCCGACGATCCCGCCGGGATGATGTATTGCCCGAACGGTGTTAGGCCGGCGCTCGATGCCGTGACGCTGCCAAACGTCGTATCATTGGCGAGGCCACCGCGCAGCACCGAGAACCCGAGGTTGCCCGATGCCAGCCGTTGCAGCACGCCGTCGGCGGAGGCCGCCAGGTTCACGATGTTGCCCGCCGCGCGCAGGTGCACGCTTTGCGCGGCCATCGCTAGATCGGTCGGCGCCGCGGGCGCTGCCGTGGCGTTCACCTTCACGGTGTTCGCCGCCATGTTGGCGAGGATGGTGTTCGTTACAAAGTCAGTGGGGATCGTGAGCGTCGCCCATTCGAGCCCGTTGTTTGCCGCGTTCACGCGCAGATATTGAAGCGCGCCGGTGCCCGCCACGAATGCAGGCACGGCGCTGCCGTTGGCCGCATTGATCAAAACGCTCTTTGCCGCCGCGGCGGTGAACGTCGATGCGTTGCTGTTCAGCGCCAGCGTAACGGCGCCCGCGACAGCACCGCGCTCGAACCGGTTCGCCGCGGCGTTATACACGATCGACGTCGAGCCCTGCGCGGCGGGCGTCGACCACTCGAGCCCGTCGTTCGCCACGTTGACCCGCAGCCTTTGCAACGCTGCGGTGCCCGCGAAATACTGAGCATCGCCCGCGACGTCGAGCGGATTGGCTACGACCGTTTGCGATGGCGCGGGCTCGAGCTTGACCAGCGGCAGCGAGTGATCGGCAGGGCCGCCCGTGCCCGCCTCGACGATCCGATAGAGTTCCGAGATCGTGCGCCACCACCCCGCATAGGGCACGACGTTGAGACTCGCCTCGCCGTAGTCTAGGGCGTTGTTGTCGGAGAGTTCCGATTGATCAATGCCGTCGTTACTCCAGCCCGCGTGGCGGCTCGCGCGTTCGGCGAACGCGGGGATGAGCAACAGCTTGGCCGCCGTGCGAACGCCGAACACGCGGCGCTCGACGGGCTCGGCATTTTCTCGGAGCTCCACCACATAGCTGCCCTCGGATCCCGAGGCGGGTGCGAACTCCCAAACATTCGGATCGCCCGTGGGCGCGAGCGATGCCTCGGCCCCCAGATCATCCGGCGGCCCCCACAAAAGGTGAAACGTACTGTTGCCCGCGCCCGCCGTATCCGTGAGCGTCACCAGCGCGCCGGTGTCGAGGCCATCGGTTCGCGCGAGACCGGCGACGCCAGCGGGCAAGCCCACTTGATCGATCTGAATTCGTGCGCTCAATGTTCAAACTCCCAGCGGCGACGAGCCCATCGAGGCCGAGCCATAACCAAATCCAGCGAGTTCGATCGGCGGCACGGGATCGATGAGCAGAACGATCCATTGCTGCGTCGGGCAGATCTTCAGCAGCAGTTCCTTGAGTTCATCGATCCGCGTCTCATCGACCTCAGCGGGATCGGGAAACGTGAACCCCGAGAAGTAAAGGAAGTAGGGCCACCGCGCGGGATCATCGGGCACGGGCGGGGGCGCGCGCCGCGTGAGATCGAGGTTCACGATGTACCCTGGATCGTTGGCGAGGCTCACATCACAATGCGGCGCGAGTTCAGCGCCGGGGGCGGCATCATCGAAGCATTCCCACGGCGTGCTGCCCTCGCATTGATACGTGCCGACGAGCGGCACCGTCGTATGCAGGCGCGGATCGCGCGCGACGTAGGGCGGCCCGCTCACCCACCACTCGTGAATGAACACCTCGGTGAAGCCGGCGACGTGCAGAACGGTCTGAATGTAGTCTGGACTTTGGCCGCCCTGGGCTCGCCACGCCGCGGCGAGCCGCAAGCGCCGCACCACCTCGAGGCCCGTGCTCGGCAGCGCAAACTGAAACTCCCATGCATCGAGTTCGCGCGTGCTCGGCGGGAACAGATCCAGATACACCAGATCGATGAACGTTCGCACGTCGGCCGCGAACGCCGCGAGGCCCTCGATGTAGCGCCGCAGATTGGTGGCGATAGTGGTGCGCCACGCCAGCGCCCGGGGCAGTAGATGCTGAAACGTGGTGAACATGCGCGCGCGTTAGGTGCCCAGTTGCATCGACGAATAGAGCTCGCCGCTCACGCTCGAATACAAGCGCCCTTGCGCCAGGCCGAACGAGTTGAGCGCGCGGATCTTGTAAAACGCGCGCTCCGACCACGTGACGCCGCCGTCGCGGCTGACTCTCGCGACGGTGCCCGAGCCAAAGGTAATGAGGATCACGAGCACGGAAAAGAAGTTGTCGACCAAGATTCTCGGCTTGCTGGTGATCGGCACGCCCATGAAGATCGACGCGACGAGTTGCCAATTCATCGTGGCATCGGTCGCGCAAATCCGCAGCTCACCAGAGACGGCAGTCGGGCCGACGTGGTAGATCGTCGCGCCGCCATTGCCATCGATCCAGCCGCTATCGGTATAATCACCGGGGTTCGGCACCGTCGGCGCGGCCGCCCATGATGTGCCGCCGTTGAGCGAGCGCGCGATCGCGACGTCGCCGGATACGTCGAGCCCGCACGCGAGCGTGTCTCCGTTCGAGAAATTAGCGAGCCCGCCCTGCGCGCTCACCAGGCCCGTCGTGGCGTTCGTCCACACCGATGCCCCGTCCACATCTTGCGCGACGTTCACGCCCGCCGCGAACGTCACCATGAAACGGGCGTGCGTATTGTTGTAGATGATGCGATCGGGCGTGGCGCCGAGATCGGATCCCGCCGTCCACGTCACGCCGAAATTCGTGGTGAAGCAGCAGCGATTGCCACCGGTGCCGACCGCGACGGCGCGCCCCGCGGTGATAGCAATGTCTGTTACGAGCGACGTGATCGAGGCCAGCGTGCCGATGGCCCCCTGCCCCGAGTCGTCCGATTCACTGAAGCGATGCACATCGTTCGCGCCCGCCTTGACGATGATGAGCGTGCCGTTCGATTGACGGGCGACGCCGATCGATTGCGCCACATCAGTGAACGGGTTCGCGTCGTCGATGAGTCGCAACTGCAAGAGCGCGAGATCGAGCCGGGCGAACGAGAGAAAGGCGCTCGCCTCGGCGATCGCTTGCACCGCGTCGAGGTATTGGCTCGCGCCGACCTGATCGGGCGAGCCGCTCGGCGTGACGCCGCCCGCCGCGAGCAGCGCCTGCAGGAATCCCCACAGATCGTTGACCCAATCCTTTTCCAACGGCGTGCCCGTGCCATCCTGAAAAGTCACCGCGTTGCGCGCCTTGCCTTGCGGATAGGCTGCCGCGACGTCGGTCTGCGCGGGGTATCGAGCGCTTGGGATCAGTGCCATTTCTCAAACTCCCTCAGACTGAATTGATATTGCCGAGTTTGGCGAGCTCGCCGCGCGAGAGCGTGTATTCGGTGATCACGATGCCGGCGCGCAGCAGCGTGACCGATGCGACGGTCGCGCCGTTCGATTCGGCGATCTCATTGATCACGCCGCCGATCGCCCCTTGCGTCACGCGATCGAGGCGCGGCAGCGATGAGAGCCCGACGATGAACGGCTCGCGCGCGCGCAGAAATTCGTCGACGCCCAGCTCCATCGACGCGAGCACGGCGCCCGGATCGATGGCGGTGAACCCGGTGATGTCGACGTCGAACGGCGTGCGCACGATGGGAAGCACGTTCATCGCAGCGTTCGCGGGGCGACGGTTGGCGAGGCCGGTGGGGGATGGCGCCTCACTCGGATCGAACTCGATGAACGCGAACACCTCAGCGAGTTGCGCTGGATCGGGGATGCCATCGGGCCCGGCCTCCGCCTCGACGTACACGTCGACCTCACCGGGATCGCCCGTGTACGGGAACACGTTGCGGATGCCGGGCACCTCGGTGCCCCACGCTTGATAATCGGCATACGCGCCGCCCTGGGGGCGGCGCTGGCAGCGCCGCAGCACGCGCGCGCGGTAGACATCCTCGGCCTCCGCCTCTGCACCCACCACCGCCGAGCCGGTCACCGTCGCGTTCGTGCCGACGTTCGGCAGCGGGCTGGCAAACTGCAGCACCTGCCCCGGCTCGAGGTTCCCGATTTCCCCTGACCCGTCGCCCTCATTCTGATCGGAGGTCGCCCGCGCGGTGATCGAGATGATCGGCGCATCGAGCAGCACGGCGGCCGTCGTCTGATACACCACGCCCGTCGGGGCATAGAGCAACTGTGAGCCCCCGGGCAGCGAGCCCACCAGCGCCAGCACCGTGACGTTCAGCACTAGTTCCGCCTGGGTGGCGGGCAGCGGATCGCCCGCGCCCACGAGCCGCCCCCACTCGACGAGCGGGCGGATCGTTTCGCCGTTCACCTCGGTCGACTCGAACGACGCCGTGCTGATGAACTGCTGCAGCAGCGAGAACCCAGCGTACTTATAAAGCACGATGTAGATCGCCGCGAGCACCTTGCTGAGCACGCGGCTGAACGCCTTGGGCAGCAGCGGGATGGTCTGCGAGATCGCGGTCTCGAGTTGACCGATGATGTTGTTTGCGATCTGTTGGGTGGTGGGTGTTACGAGCGCCATTGTTTCATCCGAAAAATAGCTCGATGTGCTGCCCCGTGGCGGTGATGATCACGATGCCGATCCTCACGCGGTTCACCGCTGGGATCGTGGCCTCGACGGTGACGCTCTGAGCGAGCCCCGTGTCGAGCATCCACTGCAGATCGCGCGAGGCCGCCTGCTCGATGCGCAGTAGGTTCGCTGGGATCGCGGGCAGCGACGCGAGCAGGATCTGCGTCTCGCTGCGATAGTGCCGCGCGGGCTCGGCCTCGAGTAGGTTGCCCCACCATTGCAGTGTGGTATCGGTCTGCGCGGGATCGTCTTCATTGCCCCCGAACAGCGACAGATAGGCCGACGTCTCGAGGCCATCGCTCATCAAGAGCAACCCGCCCTCGATCGTAATGTCGCCGCCGTCGTTCGTCTGCCGCAGTAGGACGTCGGTCATTTCAGCTCCACGGCACCACGGTGTTCGGCGGCGCCACCAGCACGCCCGTGCCCGTGCGGAACCACGGATCGATGAGCGCGGCGAACGCTGCGGCGGCCGTCGCGTGGGTGGGCTGCGGCGCCGCCAGTAGTGACGCGATGCCCAGCGGCGCGGGCGGGGGCACGCCCGTGAACGTCGGCAGCATGCCGCCCGCCACGGTCACCGCGAACGCCGCGAACGCCGCATCGAACCCAGGCGCCGCCGACGGCGAGCCGAACGCCGCTTGTAGCGCGCTCTTGAGCGTGGGCGCGGCGGCCGCCACCGTGGTCGACGGCGGCACGATGGCGGCAGAGTAGCCCTGGATCGCATCCGCCCAGGCCTGCGCGCACGCGGCCGCGCTGGCGGGTGGGCTGGCAAACAGCGAGGCGAGGGCGCTTTGCAGCGAGGCGGTGTTCAGGGGCATGCGGTTTCATGTTCCCGGGATGGGCGGGCCCGTCGGGCCAAATGGGCTGGTGTGCATATGCGTTCCCGCGCCGAACGTGCCCAGCGGCGTCGTGGCCACGACGTTGCCCGCCGCATCGATGGCGAGCCCGCCCGTTCCGTTGGTGAGTTCGATCGCCCCGTCGGCGCCCAGCGTGCCCGACGCCGAGCCCGCCGTGAGCGTGATCGCCCCGTCGGCGCCGAGCAGCACGCTGCCCGCATCGTTGGCGATGAGGATCGATCCGTCGTCCTTGAGCCAGGTCTGCCCCTTGATCGCGCCGCCCTGCGCGCGCGCGTATAGCCGCCGCTCGCCGGGCCCCGCGACGCCCGCATTGATCGGATCTTGGTAACCCAAAATTTGCGAGTTACCAGCTCCCACATCGTCACCGAGATAGGCAACGTCGCCGGGCAGCGGCTGCGCGTCGTCGCCTGGGGCGCCGAAGTGATAGCCGGTCACGGTGTCGTTCCCGCCGCGATCGACCTTAGCCTCGGCCGCGGGCACGCCCTCGACGCTGCTGCGCAGGAACTCGACGACGGTGGCTAGGAATCCCATGGGAGCCCCTTGGGAAACGCGCCGCCGAACGATCCGGGCAGCACCAGATCGAGCGTGGCGGTTTCCTCAGCGCCCGTTTGCTTGAGCTTGACCGCGCGGATCAGCAGTTCGGTTTCCTTGTAGATCATCGCGCCGGGCGCGAGCAGCGTGAGCGTGGTGTTCGGGCGCCATAGCTTGCCCGACGGGTCGCGCCACGTCGGCAGATCCTCGACGGTATACGTCGCCACGCTGGCGACCATCCGCCCCACCATCGCCTTTGTCGCCCGGGGCACGTCGGCCGATCCGGTGTCGCCGACGCTCGCCGCCGTATGGCGTGGCCAGAATGAGCGAAACAGTTTGTTGATTTGCGTGAACGCCGAGCCGCTCGCGCCCGTGCGTTTGCACGCGCGCCCGGTGACGTGGGAGAACCATTTGTCCGGTTGGAACTGCGCGGTGACTTTGCCGAGCGGCTGCCCCTGCAGGCGCGCGACGGGCGATCCGGTCGGGCCCTCGCTGCGAAACAACAGATCGCCGGTGGGCGTATCGGTCACCACGAACCCGCGCTGCAGGGCGAGTTCGGCGAGGAACGAATGGATCTCGCCGTCGGGCTCGATGCGGCAGCGGGCGAACCGCGCCCCCGGCGGCCCGTCGAGGTTCACGGCGAGTGAGAACGTCGAGCCGCCGAGACGTTGCGCGATCTGTTTGAGGTCGAGGTTATTGAACTCGAGCGGCAGCAGATCGGGCGGCGCACAACACTCGGTGAGTTCATGCGCCACCGAATAGACGGTGACGCCCACCGATGCTTGATTCGCATCGACGCTCGGGGAAACATCCTTCACGCGACCGGTAAGCACGAGCTCCTCACCGATCTCGACGGTGACCGTCGGGAACGACAACGGCTCGAACGCGGCGCGCATATCCTTGCGCTCGGGATCCCACGGTCCGCTGAGCGAACACGCGGTGAAGCTATCGATCCCGAACTGCAGTTCGACCTCAGACCACTCGCCGAAACGCCGCCCGTCCTGGTGTTTGACGGCGACGCTCTCAGGCATAGTAAACGACCTTGCGCCCGCGCGGCAGTTCGATGATCCCCGAACCCGTCAGCTTATTGGTGGCGATCAGAAAATCGAGACGGTCGTCCACCGAGCCATAGATCTCGGCAGACACATCGATGATCGAGCGCGGGCGGTCGAGCACGATCGCGCGTTCGGGCACCAGCGTGAAACTGATCTCCACCAGGAACCCGACGGCGAGGGCCACCGTTTCCTGCAGCGCTTGGTATCCCTCGCCCTCATCGATCTGCTCGAGATCGGTGTAACGCTGATCACTCCAGAGATTGAGCGCGTCGGCCTGCGCGATGATCTCCTCGGCCGCAGCGAGGGCCTCGGGTTTGGCGGTGAACGTGTTCTCAGTCACCGAGGTTACGCTGCCCTGAACTGCGGCCGACGCCACTAGGCTCGCCATGTGAAACTCATTCGAGCGGCGCACGCGCAGCGCGGGAATGATCGAGATGTCCGCTGGGGAACTCGCCGATGATTTCACCATCCGATCGAGTAGGTTCGCATAGGACTCGAGCCGCGATAGGATGCCCGCCAGCGCGCGCGCGGGCAGCGTCGCCAGGTTCATGATCTGTTGCGCGAGCAGCAGCGGCTGCCCGATGAGCACATCGAGGCCGAAATTAATCTCGCTTTGCAGGCGGCGAAACTCGCGGTTCACCGCGTCGGTCGTGGCGGCCACCCGCTGCAGCGCGGCCTGCACATTGCGCAAGGCCTCGCGCACCGAGAGTTTCGCGGCCGAGCGGCGCGCCTCTGTCTCGAGGTTCGTGGCCTTGGCGAACGTGCGCGAGAGTTTCTCCGACGATGCGCCGAGCGACTGCAGCAGTTGCCCCTTGGGGCTGAACCCGCTCGACGGATAGACAGCGCCGATGGTCGACCAAAACGCGACCTCGATGATGCTTTGATTGGCGGCGCTGGTGAGATCATCGCGGCGGGTGATCGTGCCGTACGGCACCACGTTGCGCTTGCCATAGAGCGGATGTTCTAGCGTGCCCTGCCCGCGTTCGAGCAGCAGGGCCTCGAACGCTGCCGACGCTTGATCACAATCGGCGCCTTGGAAAATGCAGCGCAACGGAAAGCGCCGTTCACTCTGCCCATTGTCCTGCACATACGTGCCATCGATGCCCGGGAACATGAACGTCGCGGTGCGCTTCTCGACCTCAGAGGAAACATCGTCATAGCTGAACGCCATGCGCGTGCCCGAGGGCGAGGTGTAAGCGGCCTCGCTGAGCCGTTCGAGCCAGGTCAGAACGCCCCCGATTGTGCGACCTTGATGGGCACCGATCGCGGTTTCGTGGTGGCGGTGGCCTTGGTGCCCGGGGCCGCCGAGACGCGGATCTCACCGTTCACGCTGGCGTTCGCCGTCGCGTCGGCAGCCTCTGCTGCAGCGCGCGCTTGCGGTGAAACGATCTGCGGCGGCGCGCCCGCGCCCGCGCCCGCCTCGCCCGCGCCCGCCTCGCCCAGCGCCGCATGCCCGACGGATCGCACCTTATCCACGAACCCGGTGATCGCCTCGATGATCGGGCCGACGATGCCCGTGAAGTTGTCGACGATGCCCTGCCACAGGCTCGTGAAGAAAGCGCCGATGGGCTCCCACACTCTCACGAACAAACCATAGACAGCAGTCGCGGCGGCCACGAGCCCGCCCCACATCTCGGTGAAGTTTGCGACGACGCCATCCCACAGGCTCGCAAAGAATTCGGCGATCGGCGACCACACCTGCAGGAACAAACCGTACGCCGCGATCAGTTGCGTCGCGATGCGGCCCCACACCTCCGCCAGGAACGCGACGTATCGATCCCAGAGGCCCATGAGCCACTCGATCACGGGACTCCAGATCACGATCATCAGGCCGACCACGAACTCGAGGATGCCCACCACGAACGCTTTGAAGCGATTGAACACCTCGACGGTCGCCGCCCAGAAACGCCCCCAGGTGGCGACCGCCCAATCGGCGATGGCGCTGAAGAATGATTTGATCTCGGGCCAGAACGCCCAGATGAGCGCGCCCACCGCCGCGAGCGCTGCGACCACGAGCAGGATCGGGCCGAGCACCATGAACCCGAACCCCGCGCCCGCCGCAGCGAACACGCCCGACAGCGCCGCCCACGCTGCCGACAGCCAGCCCACGACGGTGACGATCAGAGTGATCGTCTTGACGATCACGGCGAGCACGGCGAGGCCCGCCAAGGCCTCGACGATCAGCACCGTCCACTTCCAAATCTCGGGCAGCGACTCGCTGATCTTTGTCAGCCACTCGGCGACGGTCGAATTGATCAGTTCCTCATTCTTGGTGATCCACTCGCCGATCGCATCGGTGACCTTGATGATGAGCGGCCCGAGTGTCTTGAACGCCTCGAGCTTGAGGTTCTCGAGCTTGTTAAAAAAGATCTCGAGTTGCGCGCCGCCCGCCTCACGATTGACTTTCGCCAGCTCCGCTGTCTTGCCCGCAGCGCTGTTCAAGCTGACCGTGTATGCCTTCAGTTTCTCGGGGCCCGCCTCGATCAGTTTGAGAAATGCATTGCCCGCAGACTCACCGAACACCGTATTGACGGCGGCGACCCGTTGCGATTTTCCGAGCCCGCCCAGGCCCTTTTGAAAATTGCTGAGGGTCGCGATCATGTCGATCGATCCATCCTTGGATTTCTTGACGGCGATCCCGTAGCGCTTCATTTCCTTCGCGGCGACGGGCGTCTGATGGGCAAGGCGCAGGAACACGTTCGCCAGGCCTGTGCCCGCGAGTTCGCCCTTGAGCCCCGACGTCGCCAGCACGTTCGCGGCGCCGAGGAACTGCTCGATGCTGGCGCCCGATGCGCTCGCGGTGGCGCCGCCTTTTTTGATCGTCTCATAGAGTTCTGCAACGCTGGCGTTCGAGTCGTTCGCCGCCTTTACGAGAACATCCATGATGCGGCCCATGTTGGCCGTGTTCTGCGTCGCGTCGGCGACGCGCAGGCCAAACGACGCCAGCGTGCCCGATGCGATGTTCGTGGCGTCGGCGAGCTCGAGCGTTCCTGCCGATGCAAAGTCCGCGATCTTGAAGACAGCCCCGATCGATTGCTCGGCGCTATAGCCCGCCGTTGCCAGATCGTTCAGCGCAACGGCAGCCTTCAAGGATGAATGCTCGGTGCTCGCGCCGACCTTGAGCGCAGCATCCGCGAGCAGCGCGAACCCCTTGGTTCCTTTCCTCACCGGGACGTCGAGGGCCGCGCCCGCTCGAATGAGCGAGGCCTCGAACTCGATGCCCTTCTGCATCGTATCCGTGATCGCCACGCCGAGGCCGGCGACCGATAGCACGGCGCCCACACCGATCGCGTCGCCGAGTTTGCCCAGGCCCGCGAGGCCTTTGTTCACCGCCGCGTTCGCGCCCCGCAGCGCGGCGCCTGCCCCCTTGCCCATGCCGGCGAGTTTGGTTTTGATCTTGCCGATGGGCGCGCTCAGTTTGTCGATCGCACTGAACACCGCCTCGATCGAGAACTTCTTACCTGCCATGTTTTCGGGGCTTGCTTCGCGGTGGGTTCGGGCTCGGGTCGGGCTTGCCGCGCGTGTATTTCTTCAGCTCAGGCCGCAGACCCTCATAGAAGAAAACGATCTCACCGATGGTGAGGGATCGAGCGTCGGGCAGGCCCGCATAGTCGCGCGCGATCTGCAGCAGCATCTCGCGATAGGTGGCCTGCGCGCTCGGTAGCCGCGCGTCGGCGCCGTTGCGCACGATTCGATCGGCTACTGGTCCGCCAAAAAAAGACGGGCGAGCCTCCCACATGCCTGAAAGTCCCGCGCGCCCATGCGCGCGAAATCGCCTTTGTTGGCGCCCGTCATATCCGCCATCGCGGCCACCATGTTCGAGACGTCCTTACCCTTGCCATGCGTCTCGAGCGCCATCAGCGTCGCGCCCGTCGCGGGATTGAATGTGATCGCCTTACCGCCCGCGGGCGTGTAGACGGGGCGGCCCTCGGCATCGATCACCAGCGGCCCGCGGCAGATGTCCGCCACGATCTTGCCGCGCAGATCCTGCCACTCCTCGAGTTCCTTGGCGTCGAGTTTGCTTTCATCCTGCTCGATCCGGTTGGCCGCGCACATGCGCGCGAACTCGGTGAGCGCGACCTCTTCGACTACTTTTTGAGTCATACCATCTCGACTCGCGCGGCGGTCGTGAGCGACCGCCACGGAGCTCCTTTGTTCATTGCGCGCTGAGCGAGCCGGGGCCCATTACCTTGATCGTCGCCGTCGCGTTCTGACTGCTCGACTGGATCTCATCGGTGATGGTGCCCGTGCCCTCGTATGTCGTGCCGCTCGCGAGATCCATGGTGATAGCCACGAAATCATGGCTGTCGGCGATCTCTTGAAGGAACTCGTGATCGGCGCGATCGTCGTTGATCTCGATCTGCAGGCCGTCGATCGACCACGGAACGCGCGTCATGATCTTGCGCGCCGTCCCGTCGCCGTTGGCCTGGACTTCGTTCTCGAAGCCACCGAGTTTTTTGTTGGCCTCCGCATCGGAGGCGACCGGAAAAACGCGACCTCGGATCGAGATCGACTGAATGGATCCACCTACTGCCGGCATGATGAATGCTCCTATGGTTTACCCTCGATGGCATCGAGGGTTCAGGCGCCGCGGGGCGTGCCTATCGGTTCAGGCGACGAGCGCCGGGGTTCCGAAGAAAAATCCGAAATTGAGATCGACGCTGATGATGTTGGTGTTGCCCGACAGCTTCACCGTGATGCTCACGTCGAGGCGCTTGGGATTGCTCGCGCTGATCACGGCGGTGGTGGCCGCCTTGGCGCCCGCGGGATCGCTGATGATCGCCTCGAGCCCGAGGCCGTCGAGGATGCGATTCACGGCGGCCTTCGCCCCGCTGGGCTTGCGAGCATTCGGGTTGACGGTGGGCTGATCGTCGGGGATGAGCGGCGCGCCATCCCACGACGGCTGACTGAACTCGAGGTCGATGTTATAGATGATGTTCATCAGCTTCACGATGTCGACCACGTAGCGATAAGCGGGCGGGATCTCGCCGTCTGGGTGGTACATCGTGACAATGTCACTCAAGCAAACGATGCCGTTCTTACTCTCGATCGTCGAACTGCCAGCCTTCACGGCGGCGTCTCGCTGAATGTAGTTCCACTGCACCGCGTCGGCGCCCGGTAGAAGCGTGGTAACCTTGCGGCTGCCGTAGTCCGTCGGCGGGTTGTCGTCCGCCACTTTGGCGATCTCGCGCACCTGGGCGGCAGCGATTTGCACGGGCAAATGCACCGAGCCAGGCGAGACCACCTGGGAATTGATGCGATCGGTTTTCCGCGCGGCGCTCGTCGCCGTCGCCGTCGCGAGCACCGATTCATCATTGCCCGCGAACGCCACGAACGGGCGCCGTACTTGCTGATCCCAGCGCGCCTCGCCCTTCAATTGGATCGCGTCGAGGATCGTTGTGTTCGTGGCGTGAAACGAGTTCACCAGTAGCGTGATCCATTCACCACTGATGCCGTCGAGCGCCGACGTCACCGTCGGATCGGCCGCGCCCGTCGCGGGGTTCACCACCGTGTACAGGCTGCCGAGCGCCGGGTTCAGGTTCGCGTCGAGGATCTCGACCTTGATCTCATTTCCCGTCGCGCCCTTCCACTTGGCGTTGAGCGTGACGAACGTGACGCCGTCCACCGCCAGCGCGGGCATCGCGAGGATCGCGTTGATGGCGGCGACGAACTTGGTGATCTGCGCCGCCACCGTATCGGCGAGCACGACGCCGATCGGTGAACTGAGGATGCCGGCGATCCTCGCATAGAAGATCGCGGTGGCGGGCGCGGCGCCTGCAGGGGTGATCGTACCCGTCGCGGCGACGCCCGCGCCATCATCCGCGAGGGGAAGCACGGTCACCGGGATGCTGCCCACGCCGCCCCCGGTGGGCGGGAACAGTTCGAGCGCGGCGAGGTGAATGGGCGAGCCGAACCCGTAGGTAGCGGCGGCCTCGGCCGCGCTGGTGATGCGTCGGGGCAGCAGCGAATAGCCCGCCGATGCGGTCGCGCCCTGGGCGAGGATGGCGATGTGTTGGGGCAGCGCGAGCGCCGAGCCCCCGCGCAGATCTTTGAAATGAGTATCGATGCCGACGACGCGAGCGACGGCCGAGGCGGTTACTGGCATGGGAATTTTCCTATGGGTTGGGGTACTCGGCGCGCAGGTACAGTTGCCCCGTGCCTGCCCGATAGACTTCGATCATGAGCGTCTCGAGCGGCTCGCCCACGACCTGGGGCGAGAACTCGTTAAACTGCACCTGCAGCGAGAGCCGCGCGCCCACGACGCGGTTCGCACCTCGGTTGTCGATCTGGGGTTGGAACATCGAGATCGTTTGCGGGAACCTTTTCCAGACGAGCCCGCGCAGGCCGAGATACGTATAGGCGCCCGACATCAGGATGTTGCGCGCGAGCCGCACGGCGCGTTGCACCTCGCGCGCCGCCTGCTCATCGCCCGGGATGTGCCCGCCCCCGGCGACGTCTTCACTCGGCGCGGCGGCGTAGCAATCGACGTTGTAAACGGCCTCGGCCTTCTGCCGTTGGACGACGTTGCTAGTGCTGGCTTCGAACGTCGAGCTATCCCACCAGACGTTGATCACGGGCGGCGCGGGCGGCGTCGACGTCGCCAGGAATTGGCCCCATGGTTCGCTGCGCTCGATGAATACGCTGGGGTAAGGGAGGTTGCCCGAAAGCGCTTTCTGATTTGCGATCTCGACGGCGAGGATCGCCGCGATCTGATCGCGGATGATCTCGACGTTATCGATCTTGCTGATGAGTTCGTGGATGAGAGCGGGCAATGGTCAGCCGCCGGGCGCGATCGCGGTGATGGTATCGGCGAGCACCGTTTGCCCGATCGTGATGCCTTCGCCGCCGAAGACTTCGCCGCCGAGGTGCACCGCGTTATCGCGGCCGATCACTTGGTAATTGTCCGGCACCGTCGCCGCGCCTCCGACGGCGATCGCGTCCGGGGCTAGGAAACTGAACACCGCCGATCCATCGACGCTGCCGCCGATGAGCGGCGAACTCGCATCCAACGGAAACTCGACGAGCGTGGTGGATCCGTTGCGCACGCGCAGCAGCGGGTTCGCGATGCTCGGCGACGACGTGAGCGTATCGTTGAACGATAGGAGTTGGTTCTCCCGCGCTTTGTTGGAGTAGAGCGTCGGGCTTAAGAGGTTGTTTGCCAATGTTCGATCCTATTGCAGTGGAGCGATCACGCTGGGCGCACGGCGACGGCGAGGCTGATCGAACGCCCGGGGCCGTACGTCCAAGCGCTCGGCGTATCCGAACCCGACGTCGCGATCTTCTCGCCGAACCCGAGCGCACAATCCGCGGGCGGCGTGCCGACGTTTTGGATCTCGCCCGTGTTGGTGTAGCCGATCGGGCCCACATCGATGTTCGGAGGCGCGGCGCTGCGATCGACGCCCAGCGCCGCGATATAGAGATTGCGAGCCGAACCCCAGGTGGGGGCGACGGTGCCGGGAACGTTAGTGGTGCCGCTCACGCTCGCATTGACGCCGGGCACGGATTGCTGGGGCGCCGCGCTATGCGCGCCCGCGACGGCATAGATCCGAGCGAGCGCGCCTCGCGGCGCATCGAGGCCGACGTTCGCGATCGTCTCGGTGCCGTCGCTATTCTTCCAAAAGACAGCCATCGAAAATCCCGCGCTCGCGGCGACGACGAGCTCCGACCATCCCACGGGCGGAGCGATCGCCGAGTCGAGGCCCGTGCAAAAAATCATCAGTAGCTTGCGCCCCACGCCCGCGAGCGACGCGACCGCGACGGCGTGTGATGTCGCCGCGACGGCAAACGCTTGGCTCGATCTGCCGAGCACAAAGATCTGCGGCTGGATCGAGCCGGCGATCTGGACCGGGGGCAGGGCGAGGGGTTGCACGACGTTGCCCGGCGGCCCTTCGATGATCGCCACGGGAAGGATCTCACCGGAAAGCACCAGGCTCGGCGGCGTGAACGTCGCCGGGCTGAACCTGAAGATCGCCGGTTGGTAGATCTCGAGGATCAGCACGACCACGCCGAGCGCGAGATCGGGCAGCACCTGCACTACTTTCCAGCTCCCGACGGCGCCGTGACTATCGGCGAACGTCGCCACCCAAGGCTTGCGGCTGCGGTCCGCGACGGCCTCGGGCATCTCAGCCAGCGACTCGCGCGCGACCGCGATCGACGCGCGCCGGCCTGCCACCGCTTGCCCGGTATCGGGATCGATGGTCAGGCCGACGTCGGTGGTGAACCCGCTGAGGGATGCGACAACGCCCAGCGGCGATGTCAACGTGAACGGCCACGTGAAGCCAGCGGTATCCTCGAGGATCGCGCGCGCGTCTAGGCTGGCTTGCTCCCTCAACCCCATGCGATCACGCGACCGTCAAACGCCCGTACGTATCGATCGCCGTCGGGATGGTGAGCGGGCGCGTGCCTGCCGATACCATCACCCGTTTGCCGTCGGGCGTCACCCATGCGTTCGTGGTGAGATCGAGCCCGCCCCCGGCGCTCGAGATGCGCGGCGGCAGGAACGGCATCGCCCGCTGATCGGGCGAGACGATCATCGGGATCGCGCCGTACGTGAGATCGAGCCGGCCGTCGGTCAGCATGATCACATTGTTGTCAGATACGAACGGCGTGAAGACGCCGCTTTGCGGGTGCCGATAGAACCCGTCGTACGTCCAGAGTTCCATCCGATAGTGCCCGATCCAAGCCCAGCCTTGGAACGTCGCGCCCTGCCCGCGCGCGACGGGCGCCAGCGCCGCCACGACGCCGCGCAAGGAATCGAGGCGGGTCTGTACTTTGGGGTTCGCCAGAAAGCGCTGGAACGCGCTCGCTCCGAACACCAGCCGCAGCGGCTCGCGCTTGCCGTCGCGCCGCACGACGGCGGCCAAGGCCTCGATGTCGGCGAGCGGATCGCCCGTCGCGCCCGTCGTCGCCCAGGGCGTGGCGACGGTGACGAAATGCGTGGCCTTGGGTGAAAAGCTGATCGTGTAGACGGCGGTGCCGAGTTGATTCACGAGCGACAGCGCGCCCGTCTGCAGCACCTGCGATGCCATCAATTCGATCGCGCGGCGGATCTTGTTCTCGAGCTTGCGGAACACGGCGAACGCTTGCTGCACCGCGTTCGCGGCGTAACTCGGGTTCGTGAACGGGTTCTGCCCCGGCATCCGATGGATCATATCGAACGCCGTGACCGCGCCCTCTTCATCGTAGATCGGCGGGCGAAACCGCTTGTTGGTGTACACCGAGTTCTCGTTCTGATTCGGCGGCAGGCTGAGATCTTGAACGACGATCGCGACCTGTTCATCGTCGCGCTGAATGTCGAGCTCGACATCCTCGGTGGTGTGGAAATTCTGTGGGGGCGATCGGAAGTAGCCCGACAGAAACATCGGCGCCGATGCTTCCTCGAGATACATATCGATCAGTTGGATCGTGGATTGGTCACTCATGGGAGTTTGCTCAGTGCAGGGGGGGTTGCGTGGGGTGAAGCGCTGAGCGGCTCAGCTTTGCGGGTTGTCGATCTTCGCCAATTGCTCGACGTCGACCGGAACGATCGGGCGGGTGAGCAGCGCGTGCAGGTGCGCCGCAGTGACCGGCGTTCCGTCGTGAATGCGCAGGCGGTTTTGATTCACCTTGCCCGCGCTCATCACGGTCACGCCGATGTCGCCGACGGGCACCAGCACGTCATACGTGAGCACGTAACACGGCACGTTGAGGTCGGGCACGACGCTGGCGGGATCGAAGGGATAGAGTTTCCCATCGGCGACGTTGCGCGCGAGCAGCGTTCCCTCGCGCACGTTTTGCTCGGTAACCGAGCCGTTGTGCAGTGTGGCCTCGAGAACGCCGTCGACCTCGAGCGCCACCGATCCGAGATCGATATTGGTGATGGTGATGTTAGCCACGAACAAAGCTCTTTTCCGCTTGCTGGGATTTCAGCAAGCTCACGACCTGATCGCCCAGGTCGGTCGCGTTTACGGGTGAAGCGGCGGCCACGCCCGCGAGTTGAGCCGCAGCGGTGTTGCTCTCCGCCTGCCGCTGCTGGCGGTCGGCGCGGTTCATGCCCGCGCTCAGATAGCGCGCGGTAAATTCTTGAGTCATGCACGCGCCCGTGCGGATGGCGTCGAGCGCGATCGCCATATCGCCGCAGCTTTCGCCCATGGTCAAATGCGCGAGCACGCGGTCGCGCTCGTCTTTCACACCGCGTTGCGTGGCTGCGTCCAGCGCCGCGCGGCTATCCGTTTCCTGATCCATTGATTGTCCTTTGGTGGTTCGCACCGCGCGCGGTGCAGTGGTTGCGATCTTGTCGATGAGCCCGAGGCGCTTGGCCTCGACGGCCGTCATGCTCGCGCCTCGGCCAAATCCCTCGGTCACATCCTTCAGCGAGACGCCGCGCCCTTGCGCGATCGCCGTCGTGAATTCGAGATTGATCTGATCGAGATACTTCACGATCACCGCCTTGCCCTCATCGGTGGTGAGGTCCGGGCGCTTGTCAGGGCTATCGGTGTTCGTGAGCGTCACCACGTTCGGCGGCACAAAGAAACTCACCGCCGTGCCGATGCTGCCGAACGTGGCGCCTCGCCCGACGGCCTCGATGTTGCCCGCCGCAGCCGCGATGCCGTACGCCGCCGACAACGCGTTCTCGGCGCGCGTGCGGAGTTTCTTACCCGAGCCCTGGCGAAAGCTCGCGATCGCGTCGAGCAGTTCGATGAGCCCGTCGGAGTTGCCCCCAGGGCTGTCGATGCTGAGCACCACTTCCTTCACGTCGGCCGACGTCGCGGCGGCCGCGAGCGCGTTGCGAACGCTCGAGTATGTGGTGTTACTGCCCCCGAAAAAACGCGCCCAGAAATCGGGCCGCTTGGTGAGCACGCCCTCGACGCGGATCTCGGCGGTGCTGCCCACCACGTTCATGCCTGGGGGGAACTGGCTCTCGCGCTGCTGCGCGTCGGCCTCCGCCTGGCGCGCCTCCCATTGCAGGGCGAGCGTGGGATCGTGGCAATGTTCCTGCGCGTGCATCATGCGGCGCAGCGTGGTGGGCTCAAGCAACCAGAGCATCCGGATCATCCTTTGCGTTCGGGACAGCCTGCAAACTCGATGCCCCGGGCGCGGGCGCTGCGGGCGCGCCAGGCGCAGCGGGCGCGGCGCCCTTGGCGGTGGCCTCGAGTTCCTTGATCGGGCGCTGCGCCGCCGCGAGCGCTTCGTTCTCGCGCGCGAGTTTCTTCACGTTCTTGCTGAACTTGGTGCCCGTCGTCTCGCGCGCTGCGCGGTCGCGCGAGATGAACCCTTGCGCGCACAACAGTTCATAGCCGTTGGCTTGCTTCACCAGATCGACGCTGGGCTTGATCGCGCCACTCCAATCGGCGGCCGTCCACGCGGCGAACTGATCGAACCGCAGCGGATCGCGCCACGACTCGAGCAGACCCGCCGCGACGATGCGCCCCGCGAGCACCTCAGAGAGCAGCCACTCGACGTAGATCGGCTGGCAGAAATCATCGCCCCACGCTTCGCGCACCGTGTTCAGAAATAGCTTGAACTCATTGATCGCCGCTTGCGATGCCGAGTAGTTGGAGCTGAACGAGAGCCGCAAAATCTCGGGCGGGATCTCGAGCGCCCACGCCATCGCGCAAACGATCGCCGCTTCAAAGTCACCGAACTTTTCATCGGTGCCGTTGGGCGGGAAGCCTTGCGGTTTCTCGCCGGGGGCGAGTTCATCGAGCACCGCGCCCGGGATCATCTCGGAGAAATTGAACGTGCGCGCCTTGCCCCCGACGGGGCCCGCCACGCTATCCTTGCCCTTGATGATGGCGCCGCCGGTGAGCGGGCGGCTGCCGATCGTTTCCTGATCCTTTTGAATGAACATCGCGAGAATCGCGTTGATCGCCGCCTTGCGTTGCACGGCGTCGCGGTAGCGATCGATCTCGCGCAGCGACTGCAGCATGATGCTCAGCAGCGGCTCGCCGCGCACCTCATCGAGTAGCCGCTCGGTGCCGTATACGAGCCACGCCATCTTGCGCCCCGTGGGGCCGACGGCGGGCAGGCGCTCGACGCGGCGCTGCGCGGCGTTCTGCGATACGAGCCAGTACGCCACCTGGCGCCCATCCGGATCGAGCTCGACGCCATGCTTGATTTCATGCCCCGGCGCGAGCACGGGCGCGGGCTGCCCGAACGGCGACTGCACGCGCTGCGCGTCGACGAGCCGCACGCGCGGCAGGCCGGTCTCGGGATCCTGCAGCACGACAACGAGCACATCGCCCGAGATGATCGCGTTCATCTTGGCCGCCGCTTGGATGCTGCCGAAACTCTTACCGCCGCAGTAGTCACAGAGGGCGGGCGAGCGCTGCCAGAGATGAAACCGGTTCTCGACGATCTCTGACCATTCGGCGAGCGCATCCTCGCCCGATCCCAGGATCGACGCCTCGGGCACCGCCTCGAGCGCGAGGCCTGTGTTGATGATGTTGGTGACCAGCCGGCGCACGATGCCGCGCGCATAAATGTTCATCTTGAACAGTTGCGCCGAGCGCTGCCGCAGCGTCCAATAATCCGCGGTGAGGAGCTCCGTGAATCCAAATCCGCCAGGGTATTTGTCGCCGTCGTGCCACTGCTGCCGCACGCGCGCGACGCCCGCGGGCGCCATCATATCGGGCGTGATGAACGCGGGCGCAGGGGGCGCGGGATAGAGCCAACCTACCAAGCGATTCAGCAGCGGGTGCCTTACCATCCGGGCCTCACATAGAAGCGGCCGCAGCCGTTGAGCCGCATCTGCAGCGTCGAGATGTCGCTCTCGAGTTGAGCGATCATGTTTCGGATCTCGGTGATGTTCGCCTTAGTCACGACCTGGCGCGTTTGCCCGGTGTCGAGCGAGTAAGACTGGGCGCCACCGGCGACGGTGGTGATCGCGGTTTCGAACGCGAGGATCGCCGCTTTCTTGGCAGCGATGCGTTCCTCGAGCCACGCGCGTTCATCGCAACAGTCGGTCATTTGAACACCGCCCAGGTCACCACCGCCATCGCGATCCATGCGACCGTGATGATCGTTTGCCAGATGTTGTGAAACCGCAGCCGCTTGATGCGGCGATCCCAGTGGTCGCCCTCCGCCTCGAGGGCGATGCGTTCGCGTTCGAGCGCCTCGAGCCCGTCGATCTTCACGCGCATATCCACCACTAGAGCGCGCTCCAAAAAGTATCCCAGTCGATCGCGGGCATCTCCATTTGTTGGATGCAGACGTCGTAAGCGATGATGTCGAGGGCTACGTTATTGTAAACGAGCAGATCCCACAGTTCGTTATTCGCACCGCTCGGGCGATGCCACTCGAACCCGAGCCGGCGATTGGTGAGTTTGTCGATCTTCTCGCGCCGCGTCTCGACGGTGAGCTCCTTGAGCTGATCATCCGTCGCGTCGATCGGCGCGTTGAAATAGCCCTCGGGCTGCATGCTCAGCCCATCCCAGGAACGGCGTAGCGCCGAACTCCACCGGTCTTTGTACATGTCCACCGATGCGCCCCACGCGAGTTGGCCGCCCTCGGTGGTGTACTTCCAAAATTCCTTGATGGGCGCGTTGCGCGGTGGCGACTCGCGGCCGCGCACGGGATACACGCCCGCCTCATAGCGCTCGCAAAATCGATAGACGGTGTCCGTCAAGTATCCACAGTCGATGAGAGATAGCTGGATCCGGTAGGACTTCGCATCGTCGCCGACGTATTCCTTGTTCTCGATCACCTCGCGCAGGCGCCCCCAGGTGGCGGGGTTGTCGAGTTGCTCGGTGTCGCCTGCAAAGCGCCAGTAATCGAGCAGCACCGCGTGCCGCCCGCGGCACCAGCCGATCACCGCGACGGCGAGGTTGTCGATGTGCACGTCGCACGCCAGCGTGATGACCAGCACGGCAGAACTGCAGGCCTCGACGAGCCAGCGATTCGGCACCTCGCCATAGCGGTATTGGTGCCGCCGGTGCGCGCTCACGATCTCGAACCGCAGCCGGATCCCTCGCTGCTCGAACGGCTCGCCGAGCACGTTGTTATAGAAAACCTGCAGCGCGAGGTTGTCGCGCGGCCTGTTGTTTTCCTCATCCCAGGCCTCGAGCCACTTGGCGACGCATGCATCCCAGGTCTGCATGCCCACGGGCGAATAGAGCGCGTTCAGGTGATAGCTGCGATGGTGCGGCGCATCGGGGATCGCCGTCGGGATCCACTCGGCGTTCCCGTCGGCAAATAGCCGCGTTTTGTCATTGTTCGTATGGGCGTGCCCACACTTCTCGCAGAGGTATCGCGCCGAGCCCTCGACGAGCCGCCCATCGTCGACCTCCCAAACGATGCCGGTGATCTCGCCCGTCTCGCTATCGGTGCGCCGCCAGCGCAACACTTGCGGATGCCCGCAGCCGAGACAGCGCACGTGGTAGCGGCGTTTGTCGCCGGCCTCGAACAGCCGCGCGATCTTCGAACTGCCCTTGATGAGCGGCGTGCTGCAGTCGAAGATCTTGCGCGTCGCCTCATAGGTCGCCGTGCGGTCGGCGCTCAGTTTGACGGGATCGCCGTCGCGCCCGACGTTATCCGCCCACCCGTCGATCTCATCGCGCAGCAGAACTTGAATCGGCACCGAGCGCAGTTTGTTCGCGTTCACCGCGCCGAGCGGGATCAGCGAGCCCCCGCCCTCCCATTCGTATTTGCGATCGGTGCGGCCTGTCTTGCGCGGGTTCTGCTCATCGAGGCTCTTGATCAAATGATCGAGGCCCGAGTGTTTGAGCATCGGCACCACGAACGACTCGATGCGGATTTTCGCCAGCTCCGCGTCGGCGGTCACCAGCATCATCGGCGCGGTTTTGACCTGATCGATGTAGTAACCGATCGTGTTCTCGAGCAGCGTCGTCGCGCCGATCTGCACGCCCTTCATGATCGTCACGTGCCGCACGGGCGATTCAGGGCTCATGCAGTCGATGATCTCGCGCATGTACGGCGCGACATCGAACCGGTAGTAACCGGGGATCGCGGTGGCCGACGCGGGCAGGTAGCGCTTTTTTTCCGACCACTCCGACGGCAGCATCTCGCGCGTCTCGGTGGTGAGCGTCGCGCAATGCCGCCGCAGAAACGCGACGTCGCTGCGCCACTTCTGCCCGTCCTGCTGCCGCTCGAAACTCTCGACGGCGATCACTCGGCGGCCTCCGCCAGCGACGCCATCGGATCATCGTTGGCGAGCGAGTCGTCGAGTTGCCCGCGGCACGTCACCAGATGTTGGCTCATCGTCTCGCGGATCAGCGCGGCGACGGTCGCCACATCCTGGGGCGCGATGCGGGTGGCGATCGAGCGGGGGGCGTCGCTCATCAAGAGGCGGAACGCGGCATCGACGTGCCCGAACATGCGCACGACGGTCGTGCGCGCGATGAGTCGCCCCTCGAGGCGCTCGCGCAACATCTGCGCCTTGCGGGCCTCCTCGAGCGCCTTGCGCGCGCGGATCCATCCCTCGAACTCGCGAACGTCGCCATACTTCTCGGTGAGCGCGGTGAGCGGCTGGGCGAGCAGGGCGAGATCGATCCGCTGGCGCGGGCCGAGTTCCGCCTCGAGGCTGGCGATCGGGCGCTGCGGTTCGGGGGGATCATCATCGACGTCGATGGGCGGCAGATCGACGGGATCGGGCGGAGGCCGGCGACGGGTGGATCGGGCGGGCTCGGGTTCGGGTTCCGGCTCGGGTGCGGGCCGCTGGCGGCGCGGCCGCGCCGGGGGGGCGGGCTCGGCCTGGCGTCGCGGCGCCTCACGTTCGGGCGGCCCCAGGGCGGCGCTGCGCTCGACGAGCCACCGCTGCGCGGCCTCATGCAGCACGTTCACCGAGCCACCGCTGCAGGCGGCCTCGAGGCGCCCGCCCTCGCGGCAGGCCTTGGTTACGGCGGGACGGCTGACGCCAAGCTTCCGGGCCATCTCAGCGCGGCTGATGAGGTGCACGGCGCGCCCCTTGCGGGGGGCCTTGGCTGCGGGGGCGCGAGGGCGGGGGCGGGCGGAGGCCATCGGGAACGGGCGGAAATGGGCGGGCGTCGGCGGGCGCGTTCGCGCGGGCCGGATCGAGATCTGCGTTCAGTGAACAGCCGTTGCGCGTTCGTGCCGAGGCGGGTCACGCAACTGGACGTGTCGCGTCCAGTGACAAGGGCCGGATTGTGTGCCTCGGCGGGACGCCGGCAGGAAGTTAACGGTTTCGCGCGGTTAACGGTTGGAGGTTAACGCTCGGCCAAAAAGTCGGAGTTTGCGAGAGGCCTGGGGCCGCCTGACTGACC